AGATAGGAGTTCTGTAACATCCACTTCAAATACTGCTCCAAGTGGGTCTGCTAAGAATGCTTCTGTTTGTACTTCTGTTACTGCATCTGCTAATGTAAATGGCATTGGAGTTTCTCCTGCATCCCCTGCTCTATCTGAGAACTCAACAAATGCTTCTGCAAGTGCTGGGTTAGACTTCATCTGTTCAGCAATCTGTGCAACTTCTGAAGGTTTAATACCTAGGTCTTCTGCAACCTCTTGCTTTGCTTCTTGCGTCAATGCTTTTAGTGTTTGACTAACTGCTGTGATTTGTTCAGGGGAAAGAGTAACTAACTTATTATCTTTGCTTGTAAGGTTAGCAATAACTCCAGATAAATCTTCTGATGTTCCAGTTCCTTTTTCAGGAACAAGTGCTGCTAAAACCTCATCAGTAATTTCTGTATCTGGCTCAGTCCAAGGATTATCTTCAGTTTCTGGATCTGGTCCAGGTTCTGGTGAAGGTTCTGGGGTAGGCTCTTCAGTAGGCTCTACAACTGGCTCCTCAGTTGGTTCTGGATCTGGTGTAACCTCTGGGGTAGGTTCAGGTGTAGGCTCCTCTGTAGGGTCTACTGTGGGCTCTGGAGAAGGCTCTGGTGTAGGTTCTTCAGTTGGTTCATCTGTTGGGTCTGGGGAAGGCTCTGGGCTTGGCTCTTCAGTTGGTTCTGGAGAAGGTTCTGGTGTGGGTTCTGGCGTAGGCTGATTGGCTGCAGCGTTGGCTGCTGCTTGAGCAATAGCAGCATTAAGTTCTCTCTGTGATTGATCGTAGTAATATTCCCAGGCATCGTTAATAGCATTATTTAAGTCAACGATTGACTGCTCATATTCATCTTCTGCATCTTCTTTATTTTGTAACGCAATTGCTACATTTGATACAGCAGTGTTATAGTTATTAGTTTTAGTTGTCAGGATTTGATTGTAACTATTAAGTGTTGATACCGATTGGTTATAAACATTTAATTTGTCATTGTATACATCTTGTGCTGAGTTTCTTGCAGCAAGTGCATTGTTATAATCGTTGGTTTGTTCTTGAGTTGCTCCAGGCCCAGAAGAGAATGTATTTAAATTACAACTAAAGTTTTCTCCCCACACTCTTGGATTACCAGCATAGTCACATCCTGCACCAGTCCAACCAAGGCCACCAGGTGGATAAGGAATGCCCCATCCAAGATGATAAGATCCTGGCCCACCACCGTTGTACCACCATATTTCTACATCTAAAGTTTTATCTACGCTAACATCATATATGGGTGTGTATTGACTCCAAGTAGTTCCCTGCTCTACCCAGTTATTCACAGCAAGTTGTCCGTCTACATACATTTTAAAACCATCATCTGTGTATCCTGCAAACTTTGTTGTTGTAAACCACGACGGAACTGTTATACGACCACTAAAATTAACTATAAAATTTTCATACCGATTACCGCAAACTGGAAGTTGCATATGATTTGAGTTCCATGTGCCAGTACATATTACAGATCCAGTAACTGCTTGACTACCATTTCTTAACAGGGTATAAACAGTATATTCCAGTCCTGCTCCACCAGCACTGTTGAGGGCTTGCTGGGCTGTTTGTAGATTAATATTGGCTATACCAAGGGCATCGTAGGCATCATCTTTATGATCAAGGGCTGTGGACACGGTTACTGTTTGTCCATCTACGGCTGATTGGGCTAAGTCTTTTTCTTCAAGTGCCGTGGTTTCTGCGTCAAGGGCATCGTCATAGAGATCTGAGGTTTGGGTTTGAGTTTCTTTTGCAGATACTGCAAGGTCATACTTATCTTCTGCTTCTTCAATTAGTGATATGAATTCGTCTTGGTATCCAAGGTCGTATATGCTGTCGTTGAGTTCTTGTATTTCTTGAGATGCAACAGTTAAGGGGTCATCAGAATGAGCCTCTGTAGGGGCTATTAGAAGCCAAGCAAAGGCAAGGATAGAAACTGTAAATATACGCAAGAGTTTTTTCAAGTGGTGGACTCTCCTCTTGCCTATTATATCAAATTATTCAATTAGACATGCAGACAAAAAGAAAGGGAGCCAGTTTCCTGACTCCCAAACTTTTAAGTATTGATTACTTAACTAGAGTAACCTTAGCCTTTGGATTCTTTGCATTCCATTGGCGAGCCAACTTGTTGAAAGCATCCTTAAGTGACTTGATTGCTGCAGCATTATCTGCTGTCAACTTAGCAATCTGTGCATCCTTAGCAGCAAGAGCAGCATCTGATGCGACCTTAGCAGCAGCAGCCTTATCTGTCTCTACCTTAACTGCTGCAGCAAGTGCTGCATCTGCAGCAACCTTTGCATCAGCAAGTGCCTTATCTGAAGCAGCCTTAGCAGCAACTGCATCTGCAGCAGCCTTTACAACTGCAGCATCTGCTACAGCCTTAGCAGCAATTGCTGCATCCTTAGCAGCCTTTTCAGCAGCAAGTTCTGATACTAGATCACGAACTGAGATTTCTGCAAATGGTGCAAGTGTACGAGCAGTTAGACCAACCACATCAGCAGTTGATGCATCGCCAGCAGTAGTTGGAGCAAACATAATAAGTGAACGTGTTCCAGTTGCTGGTAGAGTTGCCTTAAATGTTGCTACTCCAAAGTCTGAAAGTGTGGCACCTGTAGTTGCAGTTGCTGAATCAAGTGTTGCTGTTGCAGCAAATACTGTTGCAGTAAGTGACTTACCAGAAACCTTGTTTCCAAATACGTCTGTTGCTGTAACTGTAATGTCCTGCTTTGTTCCTGCAGCCCCTGCAGTTGGTGCTACAACTGATAGGTTATTAATTAGTCCAGCAGTACCCTGTACATAGTATGTAAGGGTTGTTCCACCGTTGTTAATTACAACTGTGCCAATTGCTGTTGTCTTTGTGTAGACATAAAATGTTGCGGTTGTTCCTGTACCAGTTGCAACTGTTAGTGATGCTGAACCAGATGATGCACCGATTGGTGCTGCATCTGAGTGTAGAGCAGATACGATTGTTGCATTGGTTGCTGTTACAGTAACTACTGTTCCTGTGTCAACTGTTGCAACAAACTTAAGTGCATCTGTTACATCAATCTTGTTGTCTGATGGTACTGGTAATGCAGCAGGCGTAGCAATTGCTGAAGCAGATGACTTATCTGTATTTCCTGCTCCAAGAGTTACTGCGACTGTCATTACTGCAGCACTTGCAGGTGTTGCGACTACTGTGCCCAATGTCATGGCTGCAACCATGGCAAGAGCGATTTTCTTAAATGAATTCATTCCTTCTCCTTGTTTGTTTTATCTGATCCTTTGACCAGAACGTTAAATTAAATTAAAACCATCCAAGAAATCCCTAACATCGTCAGGCATTTCCCGATTATCTAATTCTACCATACCCCTTTCCTTTTCTGCAAGTCGTGCAGAAGATGACCAGGTATGGACTTCTATTTCTGTATTATTACTCTTTGGTGTATGAGATATTGCTCCAAATACCGCACCAGTGACGGCATCCGATAAGTCTTTAGATTTTTTACGTGGGTGGTCTACACGATTACCCTTCATAATTTTAAGTTCTGACATTTCTTCTAATAGGATAGGTATTCTTGGAATAGACACACGCTCTTCGTAAATCATCATAGCCAGATCCTCGTAGTGTTTCTTGGCAACAGAGACAGTCTCAGTCCTAATTCCAACAGCCTGCAACTCATTTTGAATATCAAATGATTGCCAACGGTCAAATGAAACCATGCCAATATTAAAACCTTGTCTACGCAGATTCATAATCCATTGCTTAACTTCAGATAAATTAACTGGACCTTCTGCTCTTGGCTCCCACCATGCAACTGCATCTACTACTACAATTGGTGCTACTTGTTCGTAGTCTTTAATTACTTGGATATTTACCCACTTGTCTACGTGAGCAATTGCAACCGCACACTTATCGTGCTTTTGTGCAAGGTCAGCATGAATATAATATGTTTTTTCTGGATCTGGTACAAAGGTTTCATCAAACCTTCTAAATGAATCAAGGGGGTTTCTAGTGTTCATACACTTCTCAACCTTATCAATCTGCTTAAAGAAAGCATCAGATGAGTATGTTGGCATACAGGCAAAACGCATCATTGCATCACCAAGGTCTGTATAGAACGCTAATTTAAAGTCTTCTATC